TAAATAATTAAACAATATGGACAAAAAAATTATCAATGACTTTTGGAATGAAATAGATAAGCATTTCAAAGCACCAGAACTTAGCTACACAGAAGTAGTTATTAGATTAATCAAGGACTATCTAAAAAAGCAACCTGATTTTAAGGTAGGCAAGATATCTTGGGACTTAGATACGAAAGGTAGTTACCTAAGTAGTAAAAAGAAACTAGATATAGAGTTTAGAGATTCAGAATATACAATAACTATAACTAAGAATAATGAAAAATAAGTTTACTGCATACGAAAAAAAGGTTATTCATACTGCCTTGTTAAAATTATTAGATAAAATACACGATAATGCTTTAACAAAAGATGATATAGAATATCTAGAAACTAATAATAGATATGTATTGATGAAAGTTATTAATGATATAGAAAGAAATAATTTACTAAAATGATTAAAGATATTAATATAAAAGAATTGACTGGTCATTGTGTAGATTTACTTATGAGAACCTACACAGAGTTAGGTCAGACACCAAGTGAAGATGTTGTATTAATTATGAGCCAGAGTTTAGCTAATGATTTGAAAGAGGACTTTGGCAAATTAGATTTTGAAGATATAGTACAAGCTTTTAGGCAAGGTGTTAGAAATACAGATAAGTTTTCTATAAATGTTAAGACTTACTATAGTTGGATTAAGGCTCATAGGCAATTAATATGGTCACAAAATAGAAATGAAAGTGCCTATGTAGATAAAAGACTACACTATAGAAGTAGAAATGGAACTGGTATAAAAAAATTAGGTAATCAAATTAAACAATTAAAAAATAAAGACAATGAGTAGAAGTTATCCAATATGGAATAAGGTACAAGCGTGTATATACAAATCATTTACTGGTTGGGGTACAAAGAATACTGGTGAGGTTGAAATATTTGTAGGTAGTAGTGCAAAAAACAGCCACAGTTTTGTTGAACACTGTGTAACTAGAAGAGAAAAAGAATGGAAAGGACAAGAAGTTATAGTATTTTCTTTTAGTGTTGATGGTAAAGTAGTAAAAAGAACAGTTTTTAGTAAGGACAAGAGAGGTAATGCAAAAGAAAAACTTAAAGTTTTTTCTAAAATAAATAGTATTAAGTCACTAGAACTGAAATAATTTTATTATTTTTATCAAAAATTTTATTAACTAAACATTTATAAATTATGTACAAAACAAAAGGTAGTATCAAAAGTGTATTACAACCATTAACATTTAACAAAAAAGATGGAACAACTGGACACAAAGGTAGATTTATTTTAACTACTGAGGCAAAGTATAATCCAGATATCTATTTTGAAGTATTAAATGATAAAGGTATCGGTGATTTTTCTAATATTAATGTAGGAGATATGGTAGAAGTAGAGTTCAACTTATCATCAAGAGAGTACAATGGTAAGTATTATCACAATGTTAATGCTTGGAAAATAACTAAACAAGAAGTAGTAATGCAAGAGGTTGGAAGTGATGAAGACCCATTTTAATAACTAAAAAAAAAGTAAACAATGAAAAAATTAGAAACTGAAGCAGACAAAATGAATAGAATCTATAAAGAAAATGGATTGGTGAGAGAAGATATTCACCAAGACCAAAGAGGATTCAAATTCATTAAGAGAGCTGGTATTGAAAAAATTATTGCAAAACACAATATTCAAATGCAATTAGACCTTAAGGTTTGTAACTTAGGTTTAGAAAATACTGAAGACCATGTAGTGGTTATGGCTACTGGTAAGAAAGGAGATAATATTGTTCAATCCTTTGGTAGTGCCAATGATAAAACTTGTAGTCCTTTTCAGAAAGGTATCAAGGTAGAAATGGCAGAAAAAAGAGCCAAAGCAAGAGTAGTATTACAGTTAGTAGATTTGTATTCAGAAGGTATTCATTCTGAAGATGAATTTCCAGAAGTAAAACCAGTTAATTCTATAAAGGCCTAGTATGAAAATCAGTCAAGGCTTACTAAGAGATTTCTATGACCCTAATTATTGTAGTGTGAAGTGGAATGCTATATATAATTTAGGTCATAGAATTACTCCAACAGATGCTATGATAAATGGATTAGTATTTGAACAAAAGGTTATAGGAGAAAGTAGAGGTGGTGAAAGATATGAAATACCAAAACTTAAAAATGGTAAAGAATCTAAACGCGAAACTGATATAAATATACTATCTGATTTTGCTAGAAAGGTTATTAGAAACTTGAAAATAAAGTTTTTAGAAATACAACCAGAGTGGGAGGTAGATAATTTATCAGGTCACCCAGATGCACTTATAGAATGGAAAGGTGAAAAATGTATTTTAGATTTGAAATATACTGGAACTAAAGAAGATGATTCTTGTAGATATAATCCTTATGCTTGGGGCAAAGATTTAGAATACAAAGATTTTAGTCAAGCAATTCATTATGTTGAAATGTATTACAGACAACATGGAGAATACTTACCATTTTTCTATTTAGTATTTGGTAAGAGTGGTTGGGTAAAATTTATCAATGTAGATATAAGTTTACAATCTATGAGTAATCATAGAGAGAAAATAAATCAATTTGAAGTTGATATAGAAAATTTTACACCTCAAAAGTGTGATAACTACAGATGTGAATTCTGTAAACATAAAGAACCAAAATTAATAATCGTAAATACTTAAATATGAGCAACAATATAGAAAAGAATATTAGACAATATGTGCAAGAAGTTTGTGAAGAAACAATCAAAAAAGGGCCACAAGAAATAAGTTTTGCTGACAAAACCTTTCAAGATTTCCTAAAAGAACACAGAATAAACAAAAGTTCTTTTGGTAAAATTATAGGAGTTTCAGGAAGTACCATTAACAAATATTATAATGACCCTATGTTACTTAAGGTTTCTCAGGTCTATTACTTATCTTTAGAGTGTAATAAAGATGTCAGAATACTTATAGATTTGATTTTAGAAAGAAACAAATATGGTTACTAGAAAGTATAAAAGAAAGTTAGAAGAATTGACTATTGATGAAATAAATCAGATTCATCAATTAATCAGACAAGGTATTAGAATCAAAACTATAATACAAATGATGAACATCAATCAGAAAGCTATTAATAGGCTTTATGAAAGAGATGAAAAAGGACAACCAATTTATAACTTAAACAATAATAACAATGACACAAATTAAATCAGTACTAAAATACCTGCAAGATAATAAGAAAGGTATAACACAAAGAGAGGCAATAGAAATGTTTGGTGCATATAGATTAAGTTCTATTATTCACACTTTAAGAAAAGAATATCATATAGATGGTATTCAAGAAACAGTACCTACACGATATAAGACTCCTAAGGGCAAAATAAGAAATTCTAATATAACAAGATATGTTTTAGGTCCTTATACCTTAGAACACTTAAAAACTCTTAAAAATGGCTAAAAGATTTACAGACAATAATAAATGGAAAAAGAAATGGTATAAAGATTTACCTATGGAATATAAATTGTTATGGCTTTATATTTTAGATGACTGTGACCATGCAGGTATTTGGGAGGTAGATTTAGATGTTGCAGAATTAAGAATCAAAGACAAGAATAGTAATCTTAATTTTGATATTGACAAATGCTTAAGTGTATTTGAAGACCAAATAGTTAGTTTTAGAGATGGTGAAAAGTGGTTTATACCTGATTTTATTACTTACCAGTATGGCAAACTTAGTCCTAGCAATAGAGTTCACCAATCAGTTATACAATTATTACAAAAGTATAACCTTTATGAACCAGCTATTGAATTAGAATATATAAAGGAGAAAAAAATTATTAAGTTTGCAAAGCCTAATATTCAAGATATAACTGAATATTGTTTAGAACGAAATAATAATGTAGATGCTGAAAGCTTTTATAATTATTATGAATCTAAAGGTTGGTGTGTAGGCAAAAGTCCTATGAAAGATTGGAAGGCTTGTGTAAGGACTTGGGAGAAAAATAATTATAGTAATAATAAGAGTGATAATAAAATAAATAAGAACTTAGAAACCTGGAAAAAGGTTCGTAATTCAATTAAGTAATATGGAACAATGGACTAACATAATCGTAAAAATACAAAAGGAAGGTATTCATTACTGGAAAGATTGTGACTTAGAAGAAGTTGATTATCTTCAATATGCTCATAGACATATTTTTCATATCGTGTGTAAGAAAGAAGTAAACCACGATGATAGAGATATTGAAATAATTATGTTCAAACACAAAATAGAAGATTATCTAACTGAAAAATATGGTGTAGTAGCAGAATTTGGTGGTATGAGTTGTGAAATGATAGCAAAAGAATTATTAAATAAATTTGAATTAAGCTATTGTAGTGTGTTAGAAGATAACGAAAATGGTGCAGAGGTATGGAAATGACAACTTATATAACTTTAATAATATTTTTAGTTGGTGTGGTTCTTGGAGCATATGGTATGACACAAACAGAAAACCATATTGAAGAGAATATTAAGGAGTGGGATGAAAAAGAAAAAACCAGAAAGAAAAAAACTAGTAAAAAAACTAGATAAAATATTCAGTCAATACACCAGAGCAAAGTTTATGGATGATACTGGTATGATTGAATGTTATACTTGTGGTGTAAAAAAAAGTTTCAATCAAATTCAGGCAGGTCATTTTATGTCACGAAAAAGTTACTCAACTCGTTGGTTAGAAAAAAATGTTATGCCCCAATGTGTAGGTTGCAATATGTTTAAACAAGGTATGCAGTATGAATTTGGTAAAAGATTAGACAAAGATTTTGGTATTGGTACTGCTGAAAGAATAAATCAATTATCAAAACAAACAAAAAAAATTTCTACATATGACCTAGAACTAATGATACAAGAGTATCAGGACAAGTTAAACGACCTAGGTGAATTACTTTAATTAACAATACTTTCTTAATTATTATATTCAGTAAGCAATTACATTCATTAAAATATTTTGTTATGTTTGTAAAAAACTTATGCTGAAAATAGTAAAAACTTATCATTTTTATTCAGGTCATAGAAATAAAGAAGCTGGTGAAAAGTGTGGTAGGCTTCATGGCCATACATATGATGTTGAATGTACCTTTAAGTTTACAAACTTAGACAATGGTATAACAATGTTGTTTAGTGATATTGATAAAATTACTGAACCAATTGTAAAACAATATGACCATTATTTTATTCTATTTGACCAAGACCCAATTTGTGAAATGTTAGATTTAGCAAATGAACCATATAAGAAAGTTCCATTTGAAACATCAGCAGAAAATATGGCAATATGGTTGTTTAATCAAATCAGAAAAGAGTTACCTATTATCAAAATAAGTTTAGCAGAAACAAAATCTAGCAAAGTTATATATGAGCAAGGGCTTGAGGATTAGTGAACACTTTTATTCCTTACAAGGTGAGGGTAAAACAATGGGAATACCTAGTGTGTTCCTAAGACTTCAAGCGTGTAATCTAATGTGTGATGCCAAATGGGTGTGTGATACAATAGATGTTTGGATAACTGGCGACCAATATTCAATAGAAGATACATTAGATTTATTTGAAAAACAAGGATATACAGATGTTCTATTCAAAGGTGCACACTTAGTATTAACTGGTGGTGAACCATTATTACAACAAAAAGCATTAGTAGAATTTTTAGAGGCTTACTATGAAAGGTTTTTTTATTTACCATATGTTGAAGTAGAAACTAATGGTACAAAAACACCAATACCAGAATTAATCAAATATGTTAATCTATTCAATGTTAGTCCTAAACTATCTAATGCAGGTATGAATGAAAAAAGAAGAGTAAAACCTGACACTATAAAAGTATTCAATGAAATAGAAAATAGTATATTCAAATTTGTTATAGCAGACAAAGATGATTACAAAGAATTGTGTGAAACATATATTGAACCTTTAGATATTAGAAAAGAAAAAATATACCTGATGCCAGCAGCAGATGACCAAGATATGTTAGATGCTAATGCTCAATATGTAGCAAGTGTTTGTATAAAGAAATGTTATAACTATTCATCTAGGTTACAAATAGAATTATGGAATAAAACAACTGGTGTATGATAGATTTTTTTAGACACTTTTTTGGTTTTTGTGGTGAACCTCATTTGAACTTCTGGCATATACTTGCAACACCTTTTGGTGGTTATATAATTTATAAATTAAAACAAATAAACAATGACAAAAAAAATTAAACTAGTATGGGAGGATATCTTTGCTAGAGTGCATGATTTACCTAATGGAAAATACTATGGAGTTCCAAGAGGTGGAACAATAGTTGCAGGTTTAACTGGTCAGGCAGTTGATACTCCTGAAGAGGCTGACTACATAATAGATGACCTAATAGATAGTGGTAGAACAAGAGATAAGTGGAAAGAAAAATATCCTGATAAACCATTTGTGGCTTTATATAATAAACAAAATGGTGATAAGTATTTAGGTTGGATTGAGTTTCCTTGGGAAGAAAAAGGTGAAAGAGATGCAGAAGATAGTGTAGCTAGATTATTACAAGCATTTGGTGAAGACACAAATAGAGAGGGTCTAAGGGAAACACCTAAAAGGTATGTTAAGTTTTTTAAGGAATTTCTAAACCCACCAGATTGGAAGTGTACGACATTTGATAGTGAGGGATATGATGAAATGATAGTACAAACTAATATACCTTATCATTCTTTATGTGAACATCATATAGCACCATTCTTTGGTGTAGGTCATATAGCTTACATACCTGACAAAAGAATAGTTGGTTTAAGTAAATTAGCAAGAACCTTAGAAACATTTTCCAGAAGATTACAAAATCAAGAAAGAATAACAAATCAGGTAGCTGAATTTTTACAAAACCAATTGAACCCTAAAGGTGTGGCAGTAGTACTAACTGCAAAACATATGTGTATGGAAATGAGAGGTGTAAAGAAACACGATACATATACAACCACTTCTAAATTAATTGGCTCATTCAAAGAAGACCACAAGTGCAAAGCAGAGTTCTTACAATACATATCTAATGCAACAAAATAATGGCAATAATTCTAGTACATATTGAACCCTTAGAAGAACGCTATTCAAAGCAATGGTTAGATGACCTAAAGGATAAGGTTGATGTTATATTAGGTAGTACTGAAGAACAAGTAATAAAAGATGGTGAATTTCTAGATGTTTACGATACTAACTTATTCAAACTTAATCAAGGTATTGATATAATAAATTATGTTAGAACTCATAAACTTACTAAAGATGATACTATATTTTTTCTTGATTTATGGAATCCAGTAGTAACAATGTTAGGTTATGTTAGAGATTGTATGAATTTAGATTTCAAAATTGCAGGTATGTTACACGCAGGTACTTGGGATGAATGGGACTTTCTATCAAGAAGTGGTATGGGCAGATGGGCAAAAGGATTAGAGTACTCAATGATACAAGTGGCTGATAAAGTTATAGTGGCTACTGAATTTCATAAAGAATTAATCAGAAAAGATATAATGGAATTTACTAATATTATTGTAGAAGATTTTCCTATTTTTACAGATGATATAGTTCTTGACAAAAAAAATATAGTTGTATTTCCACACAGACTAGCACCTGAAAAGGATGTAGATTATTTTTGGAATGTAGCAAAAGAGTATAAGAAAAAATACAATGATGATACTGTATTTATAGAATCAGTAGGTAATTGTAACAGTAAACAAGACTACTATAATTTATTAGCAGAAAGTAAGGTTAGTTTTAGTAGTGCTAAACAAGAAACATTTGGTATTGCAATGTTAGAAAGTTTGAATTTAGGTTGTATTCCAGTAGTTCCAAATAGATTAAGTTATAGAGAAACTTTACCAGGTTATACTTATAATAATATTGAAGAGGCTATTGAAATGGTTAGAGATGGTATTATGAATTGGAAAAGGCCTAAAAAATATACTGTAAATAACTTTGACAATATATTGAAAAGATTAAAATGAAAATATTTCTAGCTGGTGTTGAGGGCGGTGACCCACAAAAGATTAGAGAGTATATAGAATATGCTTTCTATTCATATTATTACCTTAGAAATGGTGATAAGCAGTTAGAGGGTGCTATTGACGCTCACAAAATACTATTCATTGATAGTGGTGCACACTCATTCTTCAATGAAAAAAGTGATGAGGGAGTAATGAGTGCTTCATATCACACAAAGAAAACTAAAACAAAAGAAACACCAGAAGAATATTTTGAAAAATATTTACACTGGATAGTAAAAAATTATAGAAAAATAGATTATTATGCTGAATTAGATATAGGTGAATTAGTAGGACAAGATGTAGTTTTAGAATGGAGAGAAAGATTAAAAGAAAAAAATGTATATGATAAGTGTGTACCAGTATATCACCCTACTTGTATGACTTGGGACGATTATATTGATATGTTAGATGACTGCACTAGTGGTTACATTGCATTAGAGGGAGATAGAGGTAATAGAAAAAGACTTAACTATAATAAACTAATAAAACCTGCATATGAAAGAGGTATTAAGGTTCACGGTTTTGCTATGACTAAAACAGAAGTACTTAAAAATTATCCTTTCTATTCAGTAGATAGTACAAGTTGGATGCAAAGTGAGATGTATGGAACAATACCTTTTCACAAAAATGGTAGTATTAAAGCATTAAGATATAGTGATAAAGAAAAATTAATAGAAAAATTAGGTGACCTTGATGTGAATATACTATTTGGTGAGGATAAGGCAGTTAGAAGATTATATACAATGAAATTTGGAATAAGAGCTTACAAAGAATACGAACATTTTTATACAAAACTATGGCAAAAAAGAAACATAAACTGGGATATCTAGATATAGATGTCAACCAATTAGTAAAAGCTGATTGGAACTATAAAGAAGATGACAAAGAGTTATCTAAAAAACTAAAAAAGAATATTGAAGAAGAGGGTATAATTCAAAATCTAATAGTAAGGGAGTTAGGAGATAAGTATGAAGTAGTCAATGGCAACCATAGATTAGATGTAATGAACGATTTAGGTATCACTAAGGTACATGTATATAACTATGGTAAAATATCTAAGAATAAAGCTATGGAGGTAGCTATTAAGACTAATGAAACTGCTTTCAAAACTAATGCTCTTAAATTAGGAGAAACCTTTTCTGAATTAACAAAAGAATATGATATAGATTATTTAGCAGATAGTTTACCATTCAAGAAACAAGAAATAACTAATATGATTGAATTGTTAGAATTTGATTGGACTAAATTTGATGATGATGATGAATTAGATTTAGAAGAACCAGACCCATTCAATCACACAATTAAACTAAAAGTAACAAAAGAGGTATATGAAAATTGGATTAACCTTAAAAAAAGGATGTTTGAAATAAATGGATATGACAATGATAGTAAGGTTATAGAGTTTGCTATTATAGAGGCATTAAATATACCCTTAGAAAGCCTTAAATAACGGTTAAATAACGGTGTATGGGAGAATTTCCAAATAAAAAAACACAATTTAGTAAGACTAATCAGCCTGAAAATAGAGGCAGACCTAAAGGAAGTAGAAATGTAGCTACAGTATTGAAAGAATTATTAGCTACACAAGATAAACAATTAGGTGGTGATGGTGACTTTGGTAGTCCTTTGGCTAAGATGTTATTGAAGATAGCATTTGATAAGGATAGTTCTAACAATGATAAACTAAAAGCAATAAGAGAGATACTTGATAGAGTAGAGGGTAAAGCAGAACAAGTAATAAGTATAAATACAAAACCACCAAGCTGGATAGATGACTAATGCTAAACCATATTATGACCTAAAAAAAAGTAATAAAAGAATAACAATATTACAAGGGGGAACTAGAAGTGGTAAAACATATTCTGTATTATTGGCTTTGATAGAGTTTGCTTGGAAGAATAAAAACAAAGGATTATATATAACCATTTGTAGAAAAACTTTTCCAGCTTTAAGGGCAAGTAGTATGAGAGATTTCTTTTCTATACTACAGAAAGAAGATTTATATAGTGAGGAGTTTCATAACAAATCACAATATACTTATGAATTATATGGCAACACTTTTGAATTTATATCTACTGACCAACCACAAAAGGTTAGAGGTAGAAAAAGAGATGTGCTATTTATGAATGAAGCTAATGAGTTTTCATTAGAAGATTATACCCAGTTATCATTAAGGACAACATATAAGATTATACTTGATTACAACCCTTCAGATGAATTTCATTGGATATATGATAGGTTGATAGAAAGGGATGATTGTGATTTTCATAAATCTACATACTTAGATAATCCATATTTAGAAGATAGTGTGGTTGAAGAAATAGAAAGGTTAAGAAACCTTGACCCAAACTATTGGAGAATATATGGCTTAGGAGAAAGAGGTGTTGGTATTGCAACAATATATAATCATTGGGAGTATTGTGATACCTTACCAAATAACCCTGATGAAATAATCTATGGACTAGACTTTGGCTATAATAATCCTAGTGCGTTAGTGAGGGTCTATATAAAAGACCAAGATATATATGCAGAAGAGGTGATGTATAAACAACACTTAACTACTTCTGATTTAATTAATAAACTAAAGACATTTGATTTAGGTAACAAGACTATTTGGTGTGATGCTGCTGAACCTAAAACTATACACGAAATAGCCAATAGTGGTTTCATAGTTAAGCCAGCAGATAAGAATGTAAAAAAAGGTATTGATAAATTAAAGAGTGTTAAAATATTTATATCAAAAGAATCAAATAATTTATTAAAAGAAATAAAAACTTATAAATGGAAACAAGATAGAGATGGTAAAGTGTTAGATGAACCAGTAAAAGTTCACGACCATTTGATGGATGGTTTAAGATATGCAGTATATAATCATCTGAAAACAGATAATAAAATTACATTTTTTTCATAATCCAGTTATGCTTTGTATATTATCAAAACTAAAATTATTATTGCAATATGAGATATACTATGAAAGTGGTAAATAATAAGCAAGGACAAATACTTGAAGATTATATAAATTTTTTGTTATTGAAAGCATATGAATTAACAGAAGATAATGACAATGGTAAATTTCTTAGATATGTGCAAATTATGAAAGGTATAATATCACAAGCTAATTACTATACTGAACAACCAGATATGGAAGAGGCAGAACTAATACATCAATGGTTATTTATGACACCTAATCTAATGTTTCATTCTTTCAATGGTTTTATGTGTGGATTAGGAGAAACAGAAGAAGTCAATAATGATGACCTAATGAATGAAACTTTTAGTGTACTATCTAAGTTAAGTAGTATGGCCAATAAACAAAATTTAGAACCAAACTTTATAGATTATGTTAGTAGTTGAATATGAAAAAATAAAAAAATATGTTCCAACAGATTGGAAAGATATAACAATAAGAGAGTTTCATAACTTATATCAGGTTATATACAAATATGAAGATGATGATTTAGATAATGATGAGGTAAAAAAATTAATGTTCCTAAAAGAATATGCAAGTTTTTTACTAAAGGAAGAAAGAAGTTATATAGAAAGAATGGAGGTAGAAGATATAGAACATTTGGTACAAGCCACTAATAAACTAATGACACAATATGAACCACAAAATTTAGAAAACTTTACCTATGAAGATGTTAAGTATTATTTTCCTAGGGATATTTCTAAACAAACCTTTGGTGAATATATAGAATGCCAGGCACTTGAAAAGAGTGCTAAGGTTATGAAGAATGGTAAGTTTGATGTGATAGCAGAACAGATGGCTAGGTTGTGTAAAACAGATGATGAATTAGGAACATATTTAGATGAGGAAGTAGTTCAAGAAAGAGCAGAAAAATTTAAAGATTTGACAATGGATATAGTATGGGAGTTCAATTTTTTTTTGCTCAATTTTCAAAAGAACTTGGCAAAAGGTTTCCGAATCTATGGGGAGGAAAAACTGGGTCTATTGAAGCCATTAGAGCAGGTAAATTATTAGAACCTTATGGTTGGTTAAATAGTTTATACAGAGTAGCAGAGAAAAAGATATTTGATAAGAAAGATATGACCCCAGTAGAAAGTGTAAAAAGAGAAAATGTATTGAAAGTGTTTACATATTTAAGTTGGTTGAATGCAGTTAATGATAGTGAAACTATGTATCACGAATTAATGAATAAAAAGAAAAATAAAAAATAAATAATATGGCTCATGTATTTGGATTAAATAAAATAAAAGACGCTATGACTTCAGTGTGGGGCTATGGTGATATAATATTTTCTAAAGAACCTAATGAAATAAACTTTAATCATAACAATATATATCCAATGGCAGTTGTGGTTCAACCAGAATCAGCAACACCTAGTATCTATGATGGTTGGGAAGATTATAGTTATACAGTTTATTTCTGTATGTTGTGGAAAAAGACTAACAGAAGTGCAGGACCTATTGAACAAAAATGGGACAATATACAAAGGATTGCAAATGAATGGTTAGATAATTTATTACAAATATATAACAATGAAGACCTTATCTTAGACCCTACGACATTGAATATAACAAGACATAAGAACTTTGGTAATGATAAGGTTTTGGCTATACAGTTTGATTTTGTCTTACAAGGTTTTAGGACTTGTTTTAATCCACAAAAGTTTCACCCTGATAGTTTCAATGCATCTAATATATCACAACCAGGTGGCAAATTAAGTATGTATCCTGCTAATGGTACAAAGTCTTATGAGGCTAAACAAGAATGCAGAGGTTGGTGGAGGTTTGATGGTTGGAAAGAAACAATACTTCATCAAACTGTTAGATATGTTAAAGGTTTGAATGATATGGGTTTATGGAAAAGAACAGAAAACAATCAAGATGTAACACACAAATTGAAAAGCTTTGGTTATGATTCAGAAGATAAACTTAAGATGAGTGTATTGAATAGTAATGATAGTGCAGGTAATGAAATATTTTTTGGTGAAGGAACTAAACAAAACAAAACACCTAGTGCTACACAACAACACCCAGGATACACTATAGAAAAAAAAGGTGATATGGCAACCAATCCAGAAGATATGCAATTTCAAGCGTTGAATGGTAATGAGTTTAGTTTAGGTTTTGTATTTGAATTAGGTAGAGATGATACTGCTGATGAAAATGCTTTCATATTTAATAGTGATAATGGAATCATAGAGGCAAATGGCACAGAATATTATGGTTATGGTTTTGCAATTAGTGCTATTGCAGGAGGTATTCTAAAATTTACTTTCATTAGTGCTGCTGGTAATCTTCAATCACAAAATGTTGATGTCACAGATTTATTTGGTACTGATATATATACAAAAGAAAATAGAGTTGTATCTATGATAGTAACATATGATGGTCAAAGAAGTGTCAAAATCTTTGTACCTAATCATAATTCAGCTAGAGTATCATTAGTAATGCCTTTAGATACTACTGGTTTATCAGGTCCTAATTTTCAACCTTGGTGGGGGCTATTTGATAATTCAGTATTTTGTAAAGCTAATCCAACTGTTCAATCTATGAGAAATAGTTGTTGGAGAAATAATTGTTATGAATTTTTAGTATATAATTATGATATGAGTACTTATACTGACCACGAAACTACTGTAACACAACCAAAGAAAATAAATAACTATTGGAAACAAAAATATAATATTGAATTAAACAACTTATAAAATGGCGACACAATATAATGGAAATGCTGGTTTTGTATATTTTCCTAGTGTAGGACTAAGAAACTCACACTCTATAACCAGTTATCAAAGGCTTAAGGCAGTTAATCAACCTGCAGTATATCAAGTGTATGTTGATGATAATAATAAAGGATTAGACTATCAACCAGTTAATGCAGGTGATGTAGTCAATGTGGTATTTCAAATAATGGCTTCAGGTAATTATTCATTAGCAGGTGCAGGTAATAGTAGAGTAATTGCTGAAATAAGAAAAGCAGCAGACATACCTTTTGAATATGGTAGTAATGATTTTACTAACTATACTAATTTTCCTTTAAATGGTAATCTAAACAAAAGAATATTTACTGTAGATATAAGTAACATTATCAAGACAAGATTATCATATGGCTTAATACCAGTAGGTAGAGGCACTTTTAATACTGAAATAATACAAGGACATTTGGGTACTGGTTTGTCAGGTGTTTATGGCCCTAATATACAATCACCAGTTGGTCAAGGTTGTCAGCAAGTAAAAGTTAAAGCATATTTTGAAGTACTAAATGCTGATGGAGAAATAGAAATAGCAAGACTAAATAATGGTAACATTCAATATGTATATGAAAATAATAATATAACTGGCACTTCAGGTTATCCTACATTTTATGTTAATGCAGTAAGGCAACACGATGAAAGACAAGACCTTAATCAATATATAGTTAGAAGTACAAGGAGCGCAAGAAATGATAAGTTCTTATCTATGTGTCCTAATGGTTCTAATGATTCAAGTTTTGCTTCACCTAAGTATCTTAAAAAAATTAGATTAGATGAAAGGCAAGAGGCTTTGTATTGGTTTCAATTTCAAATACAAAAAAGCACACAAGGTCTAACTACTTTTGCAGGTGCAAACGCACAACAAAGTGCTTGTAAGGATATGTTTATATATGTTGAAACATTGCAATCTAATGGTACGAATAACACTGCTAAACTAAATACTAATCAAGATTTTATGTGGTGGAGTATAGGTAACTGGCAAGATACACCAAATAATTTTGGCCCTGGAGAACCAAGAGGTGTTTCAGAATATCCTGCAGCTTGGTTAGCACAAAATGTATCACCTGATTATATAAATAATTCAACAGTTGGTACTCCAATTAATTCTGACACTTTACAATATAGAGTTTCATTAAGGTGGGAAGATTGTGAGAATGGTAGTTGTAGTCAAGCAGGTGGTGGCCCTAATCTTAATTGTAACAATTGTTTAATAACACCAGGTAATGTTTGGACTGGCACAGAATATAGAAGTACAGAATATAGGTATTTTGTTATAGACCATAGTTCTGAAAATGCACCATTTCCATATATAAGAATACATTGGTTAAATAGTTTAGGTGGTATAGATAGTTATACTTTCAAAAGAAATAAAACAGAAACTATATCTAGAAAAATATCAACTTATGAAAGAAAACCAAATGACCCTAGTTGGGGACTTGAAAAATATGGCCCTGCAGTTAATGATGTTATGATAGATGATACTTGGGGTACTTGGCAAATTAACTGGGGCTTACAGATAGGCACAGACCAATATAAACAGAATACTGATGTGTTAAGTGTAGAGGCACAAGTAACTGGAACTGTATATTCAGAACCTTTGAATAAAGAAGATTCTAAATGGTTATCTGAAATAATGAAAAGTCCTAATGTTTGGATGGAAGTAGAAAATGATAGAGCAGATAGAAATGCTTATATAAATTCAGCAGTTTATGGTGGTTATGATATGTACACAACTAATAAAGATTACCAACCTATAATTGTTCAAGATGGTGAAATGATGTTGGTAGATGAGGAGAATAGATTAGTACAATTTCAATTACAATATAGAAAAGCCAATAACGAAATAACACAAAGAAACTAATGTTTAAGTTTAAGTTATGGATATTTAATATACAATTAATACCACCAAAAATAACTATTAAATTATGAAAAAGGTAGAAATAGAAATATTACAAATTAATCAAAAAGAAACAACATTAACTAATCAACCAGTTAATCAGTTTCTTGGTAATGTAGATTTCAGTAGTCCAGTTGGTAGCAACTATACTTCTACCTATCCAGGTGTTGGTGATAACAATTGGCAATTAGCATACAAAAATAATTTACCAATCAATAACAATTGGAAAACTTTTAATGTTAATGCTGCACCACCAATAGGTGTAATAGCAACTGCACAACCACAAGTAGTAGGAAGTGAAATGCGATTATACACTCAATCAACAAATATTTCACAAACAACTATCAGTGGTATTTATCAAATGATAACTGGTGCAACACCTGGTAATCAATATACTTGCACCTTTGAAATTAGTTCTTTACCAGTTAATATGGCTGGTCTTTTCTTAGTTTTTGGAATACCACACTTTGCTTTTCAAACAAATACACAAAACGCTAATCAATATGATAGTGGTGGTGGTGTTTATAGAGAGGACTTTTATGCACCTTTTTCTGCTACAAATATGCCTAATGGTAACATATCAGTTTTTAATGATGCTGTGTTTATACAAGTGATGAATCTAAGTGTTGGTACTAATTCATTTGAATTTACTTGGGGTAGTAATCCTAATGCACCTTTTGGTGTAGGAATGATAGGCTCTAATGGTACTAATAATCTACAATACATTGGTATAGATGAAATAAAGGTTGAAAATAATTCTACACAAAATGTAACAGTTATAGATGATTTAGCAAGTACGATTGGTAGATTAGATTTAACAGATAGTCAGAACTTTCCTTTATCATTAACTTATGCAGTTGCAGATGGTAGTAATTTTGAAAGTATATTTGGTGATTATTCTAAAACATTCAAAGTTCCTGCTACAAAAAATAACATTAAATTATTAGGTCATATTCAGAATGAAAAGATTATAGATTCTAAGAATATAACAATGTTTAAGAATTGTAGGATATTAGTAGATGGTATAGAGTTTGCTAATGGTAAACTAAAAGTTAGTTCCTCACAACAAAGAAAAGACCCTGAACTATTTGAGTGTGTTTTCTATGGTGGTAATTCAGATTGGGGCTCACAAATTAAAGGTAGAAGAATGTGTGATTTGATTACAGAATTAGGTGATGGTACAAACACTTATAATTTGTTATATGATTATCCTGATATAGAGGCTACTTGGACTATGAATAATGCTCAAACAGATATTGTTTATCCATTAGTTAGTGTTGGTGATTTCTACCCTGGTGGAACACCTGCGGTTGTCAATATGTTTGATACAGATGCTAGTGAACAAGATTGGAGAGCATATTTTTATGTAAGAAATCTTATTAAATATATATTCAAACCAACTGGTTATAGAATAGAATCAGACTTCTTAGATACCTATAAAGGTGGTTGGTTCAAAAGATTAATATGTCAATTTCAATGGGGCAAAAATGATGGTGATAATTTAAGTGAGGCTGCTACTATTGAATATGAAGATGGTCCTTCTAGTGGTTCTTGGTCTGATATTAATATGATTGTTGGTACTGGTACTTCTGGTGGTTCATCAGACACTGGTTTTCAACCACTTGGTTCAACACCTGCACAACCAGGACTTCAATTTGAAACTTTAATAACAGATGACTTTGGTCAATTTAGTTCTGACTTCTATACTGGTTCTGCTACTGGTCAAATAACAATAGCATTAGATGGTAAAATGAATTATGATTGTAGTATTAATTTTGTTACTGGTGCTGGTATGAGTGGCTCTGCACCTTGGAATAGTCCAGTCGGACAAACTGGTGGTTTTTTACATAATAGTTTTGTAAGGGTACAAAGATTTAGTACACTAACTGGTGCTACAACAACCTTAGCACAAGCTTCAGCATCTTATCAATCAGGTGCTTCATATACAAGTTCTTATTGGACACACCAAACTGTTGCAGTAAATACTGGTTGGACTTTTGTAAATGCAGGTGATAAAATATGGTGTGAGGTTAGGACTACTGGTTTTGTACCTGGCTCTATGACTAACAATAGTTCTCCTTGGGTTAGTGGTGTTGTTAAGGATAATGTTACTAATGGTCGTACAAGGTTTAAGATGGAGTTTAATGCACAAGAAATACCAATTGGTAGTCGTTATAAACTACACGAATTAATGCCTTGTAGTGTAAAGCAAACTGATTTCTTAAAAGGTATTGCTCATATGTTTAATTTATATTTCTATACTGATACAACAAAAAAGATTGTTTATATAGAACCATTTGATAAATTTTATAAATCACCTACTGAAGCATACAATTGGGATGATAAGGTAGATTATTCAAAACCTATCATAGACAAATACAATACTGGTTTGACTAATGAGATACTATTCAAATATAAAAAGGATAGTAATGATAAGATTTTGCCTTGGTATGAAAAACAAGAGTTCAAAGAATATCCTTACTATTCATTCTATTATAATAATGTATTGAATGGTGTGCCAGGTTTTACAACATTTGAAAATCCTTTGTTCACTGGTACATTAATGGAATATGATAATGATACTAATGGTGACCCTGGTTCTGGTGATGCTAATAACATACCAGTAATGGCAAAAGAAATAACTGCTTATGCAAAAAGAGGTACACCTGATAGGCCAAGTCAAGGTAACTTTGGAATAAAAATATTATGGTACAATGGTAAAGTAAGTCAAACTACAAATGAAGTAGGTTTTTGGAAAAGACAAACTGGTGCAAGTAGCTTTATTGGTAGTAACTTTTATCCAAGAGCAGTATTTGTAGATAAAACTAATGACACTTCATTAACTGGTAACTTAACATTTGCAGAACAAACTAATTTAAGCTATGGTGATGAGTTTAAGAGTAATACTTTTTCACCTGCTATATTGTTACCTGGTTTAGTAAGTAGATATTGGAGTAATATGTTAGACCAATTATACTTATCACCTAAAGTAAGAACCTTGTCAGTCAATATAAAAATCAGAGATATACTAAACCTAGATTTCAAAAGATTAATATATATGAATGGTAGTTATTGGAGATTAATTAAAATATTAGAATTTGCACCTGCAAAAGATATAGTAACAAAAATAGAATGTTTACAATGGATTGAAGCACCAATGCCTAACAGAAAACAAAATTAATATGCCTAGAGAATATCCACCAAATAAAAGAATAAAACAACTGAATAGACCTAAACCTAGCAGAACTATCTCTATGGTGCAAAGAGGTTCAATACCAGTTGCAGGCTATGAACACTTATTACATATAACAGAACATGGTATAGTGCAACAAGGTGGTGGCTTTGTATATATTGGTGGTGATACTAGAACTAATGAAATAAGATTAGTAGGTAATGGTTTTTTCAATTCATTAGGTGCTACACAAAGGGCTAACAATTTAAGTTGTACTAGGGTGAGTACTGGTATTTATAACTTAACTTTTACTACACCTAGACCAGATGCCTTATATTCAATAGTTGCACAAGTAATTGAAAGTGACACCACAAGAGATGATACAAAAATACATGTTAAAGATACAAGCCAAACAACAACTGGTTTTACCTTACAAGTATATGAGGGTGATAATGGTGGTAGTCCTGACACAAGGAGAGATAGAAGTTTTTATGTTATGGTGAGTGATACTATTGAAATAGTAAACAGTCAGCCAATGACACAGTTATTAATGAGTGATAATAGTGGTAAGTTACATCCAGTTGTAACAACACTAGAACAACAACCTATCAGCTATAATAGTGGCAATAGTACACAAGGCTATGGGTCTAATCCAGATGGTAGCTATGGCGGTGAATAATAAAAAATTAAGTAAAACAATACAAGAGGACTTGTTATTAATAGGTGAGGATATCATTATTGATTTAGGAGTTACATTAGTATTGAAAAGAAGAATACAAGATAAAACGAAAAGTAGATTGATAACTGAAGCCGAACCAAAAATAGATGGTACTAAATTGCAAATATATATGCCTGATTACTGGGTATATGTAAACTATGGTACATCAGCTGGTGATGTTCCTTATACACCTAGAAAAGCAGGTGAGCCTGCAAAAGGTGGTTCTAGTAAATATATAAGTGCCTTATATAATTATTTAATTACAAAAGGTTTTAATAGTAGTGACCCTAGAACTAAAGGTATTGCCTTTGCAATTGCTAATAAACAAAAGAAATATGGTAATCCAATAGATAGAAGTAAGTTAGGTTTTTTAGAAAAAAGTATTAGAGATAATCAAGACAAATGGATAAGTGCTATTGAAGAGGCGTTGGGTCAAGCTTTGGAGGTAGCTATTTTTGAAGAGTTTGATAGAGCTAATAAACAAATAAAAATATAGATATGGCAAAAACAATTTCATTAAATATAGATGTAGCAGGACAAGATGAACTATTACAAGCAACAAGTAGAGTAAATGCTTTAACTGCTGAAAAAAGAAAGCTGAATAAGGCTCTAAAGGAGGGTACTATAACACAAACTGGTTATGATAAGGCTATTGCTAAGAATAATGTTAATTTACAAGTGGCTCGTAGAAGAGCAAATGAATTGAATAGAGAGTTAATTAAGAAAAGTAAGATACTAAAAGATAGTAGAAGTTTTACAGAAAAATTAACTGGTGGTCTAGGTAAAATGGCTCTTGGTGTGACTGCTGCGGTAGCAGGTTTTAAGGCTTTGACAAGTGCAGTAGGTGGTGCAATTACGGCCTTTGGTAAACAAGCTGAAGCTGAAACTAGATTATTAACTGCTACACAAGGTAATGTAGAAATGACTGAAAGATTAGCAGAGCAGGCCGAAAAATTACAACAAGTATCTACTTTTGGTGATGAGGAGATAGTGGCACAACAAGCATATCTTGCATCATTAGGTATGACCGAGGATGAAATTAATAAAGTTATAAGAGCTAGTATGGACTTGGCGGTAGGTACTGGTCAAACCTTAGAATTTGGTGTGAAGAACCTAGCAAAAACTTTTGGTGGACTAACTGGTGAGCTTGGTGAAAGTTTACCTATGTTAAAAAACCTTACTAAAGAACAATTAATGGCTGGTGAAGCAGTAGATGTCGTTAGTCAAGCATTTGAAGGACAAGCTGAAGCAGTTGCTAAAACTGGAGTAGGTCCATTAAAGCAATTGAATAATGTTGTAGGTGATTTGAAAGAAAAAGGTGGAGAAATGTTAATGAAATTCTTACAACCTTTTATATCAAGTATGGTTAAGTTCCTACCTAAGATACCTGGTTTTTTTAGAAACATACAAAGACAAGTTTATGGTTTGTATAACTATTTTGTTGACTTATACAATGAAAGTGCAGGTTTCAGAGCTATAATTGAGTTATCTATTCTACCATTAAAAAACTTATGGACTATTGGAAAGTCAGTAGTAAACAATCTTAAACAATCTTTTGGTGGTATTGGTAAAATTATTAAAGGAATATTTACATTAGATAAAGACGCTATCAAAGAGGGTTTCAATGATGTAAAAAGTGCTATGAAAAAGACAGTATCTGATATCACAACTGGTACACAAGAAAATATGAATAAGGCACTTAATAATATTAGGACTGGTACTGCTAAACAACTTACATTAACAGAGGATGATGCAGAAAAAGTTACAAAAAACAATGTTCAAATAATAAATAAAACTGTTGACCAAACAAATAAGAGTACTAAAAAACTAACACCATTTCAAATTGATGAAGAGGCAGAAAAGAAAAGAGCTGCTAAAGCATTGAACGATTTGAAAACACAATTATTGAATGGTGAAATAACAAAAGAACAATTTAAACAAAAAGAGTTTGAATTACAAGACACTCATTTGCAAAATATGAAAGCATTGATGGAAAAGTATGGAATGGATGTTACTGAAATTGATGGAAAGATATTAGATAATAAGATTAAGAATATGGCTAAAGAGGTTGAAGAATATAAGGCAACAGATGCAACAAAATTAGAGGTAGCTGCTGCTTTTGTTAGTGCTTTAGGTGAATTAGGAGATAGAAGAACTACAAAAGAAATGGAGGCTCTTGAAAAACAAAAGGAACAAGGTATAATAACAGAAGAACAATATGAAAAGAAAAAAGAGGCGGTAGAAAGAAAGGCTTTCAATAGGAAAAAGAAGTTAGATATGGCACAAGTAATAATAAACTTTGCACAAGCTAATTCTAAGACCTTTGCACAACTTGGTTTTCCAGCTGGATTAGCCGCTATACCAGTATTGACTGGATTAATGTTAGCACAATTAGCAATGATTGCATCACAACAATTTGCTGATGGTGGATTAGTATTAGGTGATGGTGGTATGTTCAAAGGTCCTAGTCACGCACAAGGTGGTATCAAGTTTAGAGCAGGTGGTAGGCTAATGGAGGCAGAGGGAGGTGAAGCAATAATAAATAAAAGGAGTTCAGCAATGTTTAGACCATTGTTGAGTAGTATTAATCAAGCTGGTGGTGGTGTGAAATTTGCAGATGGTGGTATCTTAAATGGTTTTGGTAGTTCATTTGATATGGCAGGTGGTTTCAATAACAGAAGTGAGGTAGTAGTAGTAGAATCTAACATAACAGATACACAAAACACTGTACAAAATATACAATCAACTGCTTCAATATAATTAAGATATGTTTGTTAATAAAAAAATTAAAGAGAATAGGCTAAGTATTTGTAAAAATTGCGATTTTTATAGAAATTTTTTAATGTTAAAGTCACCAAAGTTGAAATGGGGGGCAAGATGTAGTGTGTGTACTTGTTTTTTAGATGCTAAAACAAGTCTTACAAAGGAGTTCTTTGGTAAATGTCCAATTGGTAAATGGTAAATACTAAACAATATACTGATAAACTAACTTATGAAGAACTAAGTGAGATATCAGAGGCAGTGGTAACAATACACGAGGGCGATAAGGAAAATGTTGATGGTGATTCTATGAGATTACTATTCAAATATTGGAACTTTCTATGGCCTAGATATAAACAAGATATAAATTGTGGTAGTTGTAGAAAGGCGGTACTAAAATTCTTCAGTATTTTGGTTTCTGACATACATGATAATGGCTAAAAGACAAAATGATATAGATATTGTTTATGAGTTTTTAGATGTTATAGAACATCAAATAGAAATGAAATATAGTACTGATGCAACAATAAAAGATATACTATTGACACTAACACAATATGGTTTGGTTGAACCTAAAAGATTAAGAAACTATATGATTATATATGAATTTGATAAAACATTAAAATTTAATGATGGTAATGTTACTCATACTTTTTGTGACTTAGGAATCAAATATGAGATGTCAGAAAGTCAAGTTGCAAGAATAGTTTATAAAGAAAGGAAAAAACAGTTACCCTCATACAATATCAGGTTAAGTAAAAAAAGTTCCTAAAATGCCTAAAACTATTTACATAACCTTTTTATAATTGCAAGATGAATAAATGGTATAAGATTAAAAATGAAGCTGAAGAAGTAGATGTTTATATCTATGATGAAATCGGCTCTTATGATATTTCTGCAAAATCTTTCATAGATGAAATAAAAGACCATAAAGGTAAAACTCTTAATATTCATATCAATAGTTTAGGTGGTGAGGTATTTGATGGAATGGCTATTGCTAATGCTATTAAGAATTACAAAGGTAAAACTAGAACTTACATTGAGGGAATAGCAGCAAGTATTTCAACTGTTATAGCTTTGTCAGCTGATGAAGTTTATATGGCAGAAAACTCCTTATTTATGATACATAATGCTTGGGGAGGTAGTATGGGAGATGCAAAAGAAATGAGAAAACAAGCTGAATTATTAGACAAAATATCTAATGAAATAGCTCGTATATACACAAAGAAATCATCATTACCTCAAGATAAGATATTAAGTATGATGAATGAAGAAACATGGTTAGATGCAAAGGAAGCTAAAGATATGGGCTTTGTAGATTATATAACAGAGCCAGTTAAGGTAGCAGCTAAGTATGATATTAGTAATTTCAAAAATATTACAGACGATAAAATCAAATCAATAATTAATCAAAATCAAATAAAAATGGCAAAAAATGAAAAAAGTCTTTTAGAAGACATCAAAGCACTTTTTGTAAAGAATGAAAGTATCAATAATGGTTCTTATGATGATGATAAAAAATCAGAAATGGAGGACGATGACAAGATGGCTGAAGTGCCAGCAGAAGTACTGAAATCTTTAGAAGAGTTGAAATCAAGAGTAGATGATTTAGAATCTAAAATAGATTCAATGAGTGGTCAAGTAGGTGAGAAAGAAGAAGAAAATGCTTCTTTGAAAGCTGAATTAGTTGACGCTAAGGGTGAGTTAGAAACTGCAAATGATACAGTTTTAGCTTTAGGAAAAGAATTATCAAGAGTAAATGCAACTGGTACTTCTGTTTCAAATGACAAAGACCCTTCTCCAATTAAAGCAGAAACATCACTAGATAGTAACAGTATAGCAATGAACAGTTTAGCAGAGGCTATTCGTTCTCGTTATGTGAATAGATAATAATTAATTAATAACTTAAAAATCAAATAAAATGGCAGCAGCAGGAAATGGTATTAATGTAGCATACAATGGTACATATGCAGCTCAAATGTTATTAGAACCAATTTTCAAATCGGATAACATAATGAGCAACTATACAGTATATCCAAATGTAAAGTATAAACAAAATGTTTTACTTGCACCAGGATTACAAAAAATAGTAATGGCGAATGGTGGATGTAGTTCAACAGATAACTCTGGTTCTGGACTTTCAACTTCATTTGATATTACAGATAAAGTAATTACAGTAGCAGATTGCTCTGTAAAAATGTCTCAATGTTGGGATACTTTCTACAATGAAGTGATTGTAGAATCATACAAGTCAGGTATTAATATGCCTAACTTAACTGGAACTGAATTAGCAAGAGTAATTGCAGATAGAGTAAGATTAGGTCTTGCAAGAGATGTGGTTAGAGTAATGTGGGGAGGTGATACAACTTCTGGTAATGTTACTTATGCTTGGGCAGATGGATTATTCAAGTTAGCTAATGGTAACATAACAACTTCAGAATTTCAAGCTTCAGCAGGTACTGGTCATACAGTAGTTAATGGAGCATTAGTTGGAACTGATGTTATGTCTTTATTAGAAGAAGTGTTTACTGAAGCACCTACTAACCTACAACAAACACCAGCTAGTGAAAAGAAATTATTTGTAACACCAAATATTTACAATGCTTTCTATGGTCAATTAACTTTAGTAGGACAAACTGGTGCAGTAGATTATGGACATTCAGAGGCTCAGTCAGGTGTAAATTACACTAAACTAAGATATAGAGGGATTGAAATAGTTCCTATGTATGAGTGGGATACTATCCTAACAGATGGTAATGTTGGTTTATTTGCAAGTGGTGGTGTTAGCTATAAGCAAGGAGTTGTTTATGCAGCTAAATCTAACTTAATGATAGGTTCAGATGTAACTAGCCCAGAGAATCAATTCAAAATGTTCTATGATGAAGTTTCTGATAATATGTACATCAGAAGTTACTTCAAAATGGGATATCAGTATGGCTTTGATTCATTAATGCACGCTGGTTTCATAACTAACTAATAATTGAATAGAGGGGGTTTATGCCCCCTCATATTTACTAACCTTAAAATTAAAAGATATGGCAATAGACCAAGGTATAGCTATAGGCTGTACAGATATAAATAGAAAAGGAGGACTAAGATATGTTGCCTTAAAATCTTGGGCTGAATTAAGTGGAAATACTTTTGTATTTTCTAATACAGACCATACTTGTTCATCAGTAGGTGGTGCAGAAACTGCTTACTTATACGAATTCAAAGATGAAACTGCTAAGTTAGATGTGTCAGGAACAAAAGAGAATGGCCAAACAACTTATGAAGTTAAGATTGAAATGTATATACCAAGGTTATAAGGTGCAAAATTACAAGAACTAATGCAGGCTCAAGACGAATGTTTAATCGCAGTTTGTCAAGATACTAATGGTACTAATTGGATATTAGGTATTTCTGAAGCATTTGAAAATGTAGATGTAAATTACAGAAACCAAACATTTGGAACATTAAGTGCATTAGAAGGTAGTACTGGTGCTGCTTTTACAGAAGAAAATGGTATAACTGTTACTTTTATGGCAAGACAATTTGAATTACCAAGAGAATATACTGGTTCATTCACAGTTGATACTGCTGCTTTAACAGTAACTTTATCATAATTTAATAAAGGAGAGAGGTTTTAGACTTGCATTTCTGAGACAAGGTATCCTCTCTCCAATATTAATATGGCTTGTTGTAACAATAAACAAGAATTGATACCTATATTTGTAGAAATAAATAAATACTTAGATATGGCAAAATATGAAGCAAAAAAACAAAGTGGTAGAACAACTTACAATGGTTATCATTTTGTTTGGAGAAAAGCTAGTCAAGAAGAATTGGCCTTTGCTTATGAAGAGCTAGGTCTAAAAAAATTTGTAAACAAACTAGACAATGAAAAAACAACCAAAAAAACAAAAAACAGAAGTAAGAGTAAAAAAGAATAAAGATAACATTCTATCTTATGGAGTTTTTAATCTTGCAGTTCCTGAACATATTCAAGAACCAAAAGATATAGAAAACATTCCTACTGAATGGATACCTTGGGGAGATGATAATCTATTTCCACAATATTTAGCAGAGCTAAAAAGACAATCACCAACACACAGAGCAATACTAACACAAAAAACTACCTTTACTGCAGGAAGAGGTTTCAGTACCAGTGATGAAAATTTAGAAAAATGTTTTCATAAGGTCAATGCTGATAATGAAACTATGAGAGAAGTATGGAAAAAGTTAGTAGATGATTACTATGCTTTTGGAAATGCTTTTTTAGAAATAGTATTGTATGATGGTGGTATGAATGTATATCATATTGATGCAACAAAGGTAAGAATAGCAAAAGATAAGAAAGGTATATACATTAATCCTGATTGGACACAACCTTTTGCAGATATAGATGAATTAGATTACCTATGTTTCTATCCAAATATGATGAATAGTAGAGCAGTTATACAATTCAAAGATTATGAACCTACTTTCAACTACTATGGTTTACCTGATTACATTGGTAGTTTAGAACATATTGCTATTGATTACGAAATAGGTAAATGGAATCATAGTAAATTTAGAAATAGCTTTCAACCAAGTGCGATTATAGAAATCAATGGTGATATGTCGCAAGAAGAGGCTAAGAAGATGGTTAAAGAGGCACAAAGAAAGTTTTTAGGTGAGGGTAATCAAGGTAAGATAATGTTCATTGTAAAGGGTAGTGGGGACACCACACCAGCTAATGTACAAATTATTAAAGACGACCAAGATGGTAGTTGGGACACCTTACAGACCCTTACAGTGCAAGCTATACATACTGCACACAGATGGCAACCTGCTTTAAGTGGTGTAGTATCAGCAGGTAAAATGAATTCTACTGGTGCTGAAATTAGAATAGCTTATGAAATAGTACAAAATATAGTTGTTAATGAAACAACAGAAGTATTTTTACAAACTATATCAGACCTATATGAAAAAATAGGTTACGATACAACTGATTTAGAGGTAATATATGAGCCACCAATTAGTTATCTATCAGATATAAAACCACAAGAGGTTATGACTATCAATGAGCAGAGAGAAATATTAGGACAAGAACCAATTGATGGCGGTGATAGATTTTATGCAGAGATAACCAAAGGTGGTGGTGGCTCTGACAAAGTTGTTGCACCAGTACAAACTAATGAAGAGGGAGAAAGTGTAGAAAACACAAACTCAGAGGCACAAGCTACATTAAGAGGTTCTGTAGGTGGTGTGACTGGTATATTATCTATACAAGAAAAGGTATCACAAGGGATAACAGAGTACAATTCAGCTATTGCTATATTGAAAACTATTTATGGTTTTACACAAGAAGAGGCTGAAGCAATACTAGGAACTCCTATACAAGAATTTAGTGATGAACAACAAACAGTAGAAGAATAATGGCAAATTACAGACAATATATAAACCTGGTTACTGCACAACAAGTAATTGCTAATGTATTCACAAATGAAAATACTGATGAATATTTAATTACTGATGATTTAATTACTATAACAGAATTAACTCATTTGAAACCAGTATTAGGTTTGAAATTTTATGAAGAATTAAAATTACAAAATAATAATGGTACATTAACTGCAGATAATCAAGAACTAATGACATACTTTTTACAACCTGCATTAGAATGGTTAGTAAGATTTGAAAGTGTCAATGAAATACAAAATAACTCTACAAGTCAAGGTATAGTACAAAACATATCAGATTTTAGTAATCCTTTGTCGCCACCTCAACTTGCAGATTATGTACAAGATACCTATAGAAAGGCTAAAGTAATGTTAAATGATATGATACATTACCTTAAACACGAAGACCAAACTGGTAAGTTTCCAACATACGAACAACATGGCCCTTGTAATAATGATTCGACTTGGAAAAATCATGGATTAATAATGTATGATGATTATCATTTGAGAGAAAGATTAAGTAGTTATAGGTACTGGAAATATGGGCCGAAGTCAATTTATTAACTAAAAAAAATATAAAAAAATGAGTCAAGAACCTTTAAGTATGAATTCACAAACTGCAGATGTAAAAGCTGCTAGTTTAATGTATGACCAATTAGGAAAATGTGGTGCGGTAGTGATACTGCCAGGAGAAACTTGGACTGCAGCTGATGGGTCAGGTGATACAATTAGTAGAATACATATAGTAAATTCAGGTCCAAGTGCAAAAAATGCAACCTTATCTGTAACTAGAACTACTGGTTATAAAAATGCTAGTAATAATTCATTACAAGGATTAGTAAGTACTTTACAATATACAGATAACACTATAATCTATGGTAATTTTGATAGAGTAGGTGTAGGAGAATTAGAAGGAGCATTAGTAATAGGATATTTAGATTGTAATTTAAGTTAATATGCCTTGTTTACAATGTGATAATGGTAAATGGAAGTTTGGAAAAACTGGTGAATGCAAATACACTAGTAAAGAAACTTGTGAGGCTGACAATGCTAGTTACTATGCTGAAACCTATAATGACTATCCTGAATCTGCAAGTAATAATGCTTGTAAGGTTTTGAAATGGAGAGAAGAACACGGTGATGAGGTTAAAGGAATGACAAGGGTAGGTTGGAATAGAGCAAACCAGCTCTGCTCAAAAGAAAAGTTGAGTAGAAGAACGATTGCAAGAATGGCTAGTTTCAAAAGACACGAAAAGAATGCAGAGGTTTCAGAAGAAAACAAAGCTACACCTTGGAAAGACGCAGGATATGTAGCTTGGCTAGGTTGGGGAGGTACAAGTGGTGTTAATTGGGCTATAAAAAAATTAGAATCAATTGACAAAAAGAAGAATGATGCTAGTCACGATTTGCATATTGACCTTACTAATGAAATGATGGAACAATTGCACGATACTGGTGAATTAGAAACATTAGTAGAAGAAGATGGTAAGGAAATGTTTGTAAAAATAACATTTGGTAGAGAAGATATAAATGATATAATAAATGCTAGTAACTATTTTACTAGAAAGTATAAAAATTATTTAGAAAAGTATGGCTATAAACGAACATAAAAATTTAGATGGTGATAACTTGCATGTACCTAAAGGTTTTACTGATGCAGTAAATAATAGTGTGTGTACAAAAAATGGTTCAGGTGCAGTAGAATGGAAACCTATTGCTACAACTGGTTTTGGTCAAAGAATTGTGTTGGACTTTAGTGGTTATGCAACTGCACTAATTAATCTTTACAAATATCCAGTACAACAATCTTCAAACAACGCACCATTTAATTTGAATACAGGTTATGGTAGTGCTACAATTGGTTCAAACACACAAGGTAGAAGTGCATTGAATCAAAGAGTTTGTAAAGTTATGGCTACAAATGTTACTTGTGCAGTATGGAAAGGATGGATAACAAGTTCTGGTACTGATAACATTACATTAGCTTTAGTTAAATGGACACCTACTGATAATGAAAGTAGTGCCTTGACTGCAACTGAAATTGGTAGTGTAACAGTAACACCAAATGGTTCAAGTGTAACAAGAGCATTTGAAGTAACTTCATTTACCAACGCTGATTTAACTGCAGGTGATATTGTTATGCCTATGATAAAAGCTGCAACAGAAAGTGAAGAGGGAGTAACTGCTTATTTTAATAGTTCAATACAATTAGTAATAACAAGTTAAAAAAA